CCAAATCTTTTTTTCCCATTTTTTATCACTTTTTTTTAGTATTTTATTTTATTACCATTAATCATAATAAAATAAAAAATAGGGATTTATGACTTTTTTAACATTTTTTAGTTAATAATATTTTAGTTGTAATATAATAAAAATTGATATATTATATTACAACTAAATTATTTATAATACAATATGACGTATATATTAAAAAATTTAACTGATATTGATAAAAATAGTAGATTTTATAAATTTAATATATGTAACCCAAAATGCGAAATTTGTTACATGTTTTATAATAAAAATAAATATAAAATTTTATATATAGGTGCTACTACTCAATCTGGAACAAAAAAAATCAATTATTTAAAAAATCATCATAATATGGGTAAATTAGAATTAAATTTCTTAATAAACATAGAAGTATATATATATTTAAAATATTCAGAAAATTTCCTTATAAAATTTTTAAGTCCTATACACAATAAAACTGGTGGTAGTTTATTAAGAAATTATAGAAATGATATAAATATTTTTGAAAATAAATTTTATAAATTTAAATTCGACTTATTTGATAATATTAAAAAACAAGATTGTAGTCTCTTAAAAATATGGGGGTTCACTAATAAAAATAATATAGGAATAAATTTTGGAATTAATTATATATACGAATATGACTATAACTTTTATAGAAATTTAACGGAGAGATTTGAAAGCAATAAATTATTATATATATTTGGAAATAAATATAAAAATGATAAAAAAATAATATTATTACTTAACAAAATTAATAATATTAAAAATTCTATCGGTAACATACTTCCAACTCACGATATTATTATTTCTAAAAGGTTATTATCAATAATAAAATATTGTGATAATATATACTTTAAAGAATGTATGTATATAATATTAAATTCTTATTATGAATTTTTAGAAGAGAATATAAAAAAATATAATGTGAAATGTGTGTGTAATAAAATATATAAAACACTAAATGGTTTATGTAAACATTTACATTCAACAAAGCATAATATTTATATAAGTGCGTGCGAGCCATTGTTCACAACATATAAAATTCTTTGTAATATTATTTTAAATAAATTAATTATTAATAAATATTTATCAAACAATTATAGAGAAGATGCACAAATCTGGTTTTGGTATAGGTAAACATTCTATGTAAAAAAAGATTATGAAGATGCATACAATAGATTTAAATTTTTTCAGAAAGTATGTAATAATTATGAAAGAAAATTTATACATATTAAAAATTTATTATAAAAAATCGGCGTTTTAAATGTTCAAAGATGTAAAACAAAAGAATTCATTTTTCAAACCTAATCCTTGACATATGTTTCTTTACATAGTTTTTTAATTACTTTTTCGTCTATAGAATCTGTGGATTTTCCTATTGTTGATATTGTTTTTGTAAAATAATCTGTCTTATCTTCGCTCTTCATGTAATCTGGATTTAATGTTTTCCAATCCATTAATGCATTAAAGTTTTTTGAAGAAGTTTTTTTTATTACACTCTTTACTTTTTCTTTTGCCTTGTCTTTTGACCATGCATTGTCTTCTTTTATATATAATGTCTCTCGCTTTACATCGGTACAATGCATTGGTCTCTCGTAAATACTCAATTTACTCATATTATCTATTATTGTTTTGCTTATTCCATCTGCTAATCCATTTTGTTTCGTAAAATCTAATTGTTCCAGTGTAACGTGTAATGATTTTATGAAATCACTTAGGTTTATTGCATCTTTGCATTGTTCATTTAAAAATACATTTATATTGAATTTCTGGTTATTATTTATAGTATTAATATTATTATTACCAACTTTTGGTATTAATTCACTTATTTGATTTTGTTGTTGGACTATTATATTTTTTAATTCTTGGTTGTCATTTAATAACTTCATTATTACATCATTTGATATTGTCAATTGATTATTTGATGTATCACTTGATACTTCTACTAATTCAACCTTACAATTATTATTATGTTTCCATAATCCTGACCTTGACAGAAATTCTTTATTACATTTTTTACATGCAAATGTATTAATGTCCTTTTCGGACATTTGTGTTTCCAAAACGTTTCCATTTACCTTTTTTATATGTTTTGCTGTTAACAAGTGTCTATCATATTTACTTTTATGACTTGTTAAATAGTTACAATATTTACAACAATATTCTATGTGACTTTTTTGTCCTAAAATTGTTTCCATTTGTTTCCTTTAAATATATAAAGAAAAAATTCCTAAATAGATTTTTTTATTAATTTAAATTATCATAACAAAAAATTTTATACATTTTTATACATTTTATAATCATAAAGGTAATAAAATATGAAAATATACAGATTTTGGTTGTTTTTTATCTTTTTTTTATAAAGTCTTTGTTATATCAAAAATGGACATTCTTAAAAATGTCCAATTCCAAAAAAATTGCCAAATCTTTTTTTCCCATTTTTTATCACTTTTTTTTAGTATTTTATTTTATTACCATTAATCATAATAAAATAAA